GACGCATGAAACCTAAGCATGGAACGGGGCTTAGGTACTGAGGTATTATTATGTCAGCATTAGAACTCCAAGCTCGTGTTAAAGAGCAAGAAGATTTTAAGAGACTTACTAAACTAAAGTATCGTGGTGTAACTTACACTAAATATACATATAAGTAAATTGGCACATCAAACAGCAGGGATGACAGCTTATGTCACATCCTTATCGCCAGAACCTGAAGAGAAGCTAGACACTATGCCAAGTGATAAACAACCACCTGGCGTAGATGAAGAGAAAGAATATGAATCTCTTGAAGAAGCCCTTACAGGTTAACGGATTATGGCTAGGAGTCTTCGGGCTTCTAGCTATTTTCGTATTTATTGAAACCTTACATGTTAATTATCACGAACAAGGTAAGGCTTGGTTAGAGGCACCTCAGTGTCGGACCTCTGACTAATTGGCTTTTAGCCCTCCAAGGAGGATACCTATTAGCCGTCTAGACGGTGGGATAGACCACAAAACAAATCAATTAAATTTTACGTACGTAAGAAAGTCAATATAAACTTTATCCAATTAAATGGCACATCAAAATAGTGCATTACTCACCTCGCTTACCGCGCCAGGTGCTGATAATGCGACCCGTGCAGGTGGAACCTTTACTACCGCCGAGCGACGGGCTTTATTCCTCAAGCTATTTAGTGGAGAGATGTTCACAGGATTCCAACGCAATACAATTGCAAGGGATCTAGTTACTAGAAGAACATTGAAGAACGGCAAATCATTGCAGTTCATCTATACGGGACGGACCACGAGCGAATTTCATACGCCAGGCCAGTCCATTCTCGGTAACAGTGACAACGCTCCACCAGTAGCTGAGAAGTTAATCCAATGCGACGATCTATTAATCTCAAGTGCATTCGTATATGAGCTTGATGAGACACTTGCCCACTATGATTTACGTGGTGAGATCTCAAGAAAGATCGGTTATGCATTAGCAGAAAATTATGATAGGCGTATCTTCCGTGCGATCACTAAGGCTGCACGTAAGCCATCACCTGTAACTAAGACTAACTTTGTAGAACCAGGTGGAACACAGATCCAAGTTGGTACTGCTACTAACTCTGGTGCAGAAGCTTATGATCCAGATGATCTCGTGACTGCATTCTATGATGCTGCAGCTGCACTAGATGAGAAGGGTGTAAGTTCTGAAGGAAGAGTTGGAGTACTAAACCCACGTCAATACTATGCTCTTATCAAGGGTCTAGACGGGGCTGGAATCGGTGCTTATCTTGTTAACCGTGACGAGCAAGGAGATGCCCTACAATCAGGTAAGGGTGTATTCGAGATTGCCGGAATCAAGATATACAAATCCATGAACATACCTTTCTTCGGTAAGTTCGGTACTAAGTATGGTGCTGCTTCTGCTACTGCTCCTGGCACAACTGATCCTGGTAACTCAGGTTCATTTGTTGGCAATGCAATGGGTGATCAGCATAACGACACTGTAAATGACTACGGACAAGAAGCTAAGTTCAACAACTCTTGTGGACTTATCTTCCAACGTGAAGCTGCAGGTGTAGTTGAGGCCATTGGCCCTCAGGTACAAGTAACCTCAGGCGACGTTTCCGTTATCTATCAAGGTGACGTGATACTTGGACGCCTAGCAATGGGTGCTGACTATCTAAACCCAGCTGCTGCTGTTGAGTTGTTCTGCGGAACAAACACTAAGCCAGCTGCGTTCGGCTAAACTTAAAAAAATTAACCAACATATTAGGGGAGTCTTCGGGCTCCCTTTTTTTATTCATATAACTTATGGCTTCCACAACAATTGATACCGATACCGAACTATCCGCTGTAAATGCAATACTGGGAGCTATCGGTCAATCACCAATAACAACAATAAATTTTGATAACCCAGAAATATCATTTATATATAATCTATTAAGAGATTCTAATGTAGATGTACAAGCTGAAGGTTGGCATTTTAATACAGAAAAACATGTCCAATATAAACCTGATTCTACTACTAATAAGATACCTATTGCTACCAATGTATTAAAGATAGATGTAGAAGAAGGTTGGGTTAAAAGACAATATGATGTAGTAATAAGAAATGGATATTTATATGATAAATTCGATCATACTGATGATTGGTCTGAGTTATCGTCAGACGGTATATATTTAGATGTGATTACTCTATATGAATTTGAAAAAGTACCTACTGTATTTCAACGTTATATAATATATAGAGCATCAAGACAAGCAGCCACTCAACTTGTATCTAACCCACAACTAACTCAACTCTTAGCAAACCAAGAATCACTTGCTAGAGCATCCCTATTGGAATATGAGTGCAATCAAGGTAATCCTACTATGTTTGGATTCCCAGAAGATAGTACTTATAGAACATATCAACCCTGGAGAAACCTTACAAGATAATGGCTAGTGTTACTCAAACAGTACAAGCTTATAATGGGGGTATATCTGAACAGCCAGATCAGCTGAAACTCCCAGGACAAGTTACAGATACAGAAAATTCTATACCAGATATTACCTATGGTTTATATAAGAGACCAGGTGCTACTAGAATAAAGACAGCTAAGTTGACTAATGTACAAGGTACAACTGGTACTAAAAGTACATTATTCCATTACTATCGTGATGAAGAAGAAGGTTCTTATATAGGTGAAGTAGCAGCAGATGGTAAAATCAGAATGTGGTGTACAGATGATATCTATAATGCTGGAGGTACAAAGGTAAACTCTGCTGGCGATGAAATATTTGTACATTATGCTGCAGTTAGTGGAGCATATACACAGAGTAATTATAACTCAGGTACTGCTGCCCATACCTCAATTACAAACTATTTATCAGCTAGTAATACTGAAGACGTACAAGCTTTAACTATTAATGATAGTACATTTTTAAATAATAGAGATACAGTTGTAACTACAACAGGTACTACAGACGGTAGACCACATACATATTCAGCATTTGTAGATTTATTAAGAACAGAAAACGGTAGACAATACGCATTAAATATACATGATCCTGCACAGACTGGTACAACTAACAATACAGTAGCTACACAGATTAAACTGAATAGTGATAATCTATCTGAGGGAGCTGGTACTGGTAGATGTACAGGTATTGGTACTCAAGTATTTACAGAAGATGATGGTTCTAAAAAGAATATCGTATTCCGTATCACTACTTTAGGTCAGCAAGGTCGTATGACTGGTGATGGATCTAGTGATAGTCATTACGCTTGTACATATAATAGAAATGTAGAGTTATTACATGGTGGAGAAGGTTGGACAGTAAGTAGCACTAAGAGTGTTAACATGACTACTTCTTCTACCACACAAAACTACGAAATTGTAGTAGAAAAAGCTGAGACTATACCTGTTAGAGTAACTATTAATGGAGGAGCAAACGGTCTTATACGACCTAGACCTACTCCATTTGATGCTGATACAGCTGTTACACCTGATACTATATTAGGAGGTATTGTAGCTGAATTAAGCGGTACTGGATTATCATACGAAGTTATAGGTAATGGTATTTATATATACTCTACCTCTCAAGCTTTTAATGTAGAAGTAGTAGAAAGAGATTTGATGAGAGTTATGCAGACTGAGGTTAATGATGTATCAGATCTACCTCAACAATGTAAGCATGGTTATATAGTCAAAGTATCTAATACTAGAAACTCAGAAGAAGATGATTATTATGTTAAATTTGTAGGAGAGAATAACACAGATGGTGTTGGTTCATGGCAAGAGTGTCCAGCTCCTGGTATAGTAAAGAGTTTGAACGCTGCTACTATGCCTCATATCTTACAAAGACAGGCTATTAATGGTACTAATCCTGTAATATTCTTAGTGAAAGAATACTCATGGGCTAATAGAGAAGTAGGTGATGATGTAACTAATCCTAAACCTTCCTTTGCTGATGGATCATCTAAGATAAATAGAGTATTATTCTTTAGAAACAGATTAGTATTCTTATCAGGAGAGAATGTTATTACATCTAGAGCTGGAGGATTAAGTAATTTCTGGCTTAATTCTGCTTTAACAGTTAGTGGATCTGACCCGGTAGATATATCTAGTTCTTCTACTTTTCCTTCAGAATTATTTGATGGAATAGAAACACCAGCTGGATTACTATGTTTCAGTACAAACCAACAATTCTTACTAGCTTCAGATGATACTATATTCAACCCAGATACTGCCAAATTACGAGCTATTGCTACTTATAACTATAATAAAGAATTACCTCCCATCAATATGGGAACTACCACTGGTTTTATAGATAACTCAGGTAAGTATAGTAGATTCCAAGAGATGGCAAATGTCAGTAGAGAAGGTAAACCTGACATTGTAGAAGCTAGTAAACTAGTACCATCTCTATTACCTAATAGTATTGATCTAGTTACAAACTCTAGAGAGAATGGTCTTGTTATGTTCGGTAAACATAATAGTGATACAGTATATGGATTCAAATACTTCAACCAAGCCGATCAAAGACAACAGTCTGCATGGTTCAAATGGAAACATAATGTACCTATTAAATACCATTTCATAGTTGATGATACTTATTACTTCCTAGATAAAGATAATTTCTTACAAAGTATAAATATATTACAAGCTTCTGCTGATCCTTCAATAGATCAAGATAGTGTTAATTACCTATTACATCTAGATAACCATGTAGAGATCCAAGGAGGTGTGTATAATTCAACTACACATTTAACTACATTTACTCATGGTACTGGAAGTTGTGTATTCAATTGGCAATCAGATATAAGTACAAACCCAGCACCTAATGGTAAACTTATTATTGTTGACTCTAACTCTGCTACAGCTAGAGAAGGTAGATACGCTGAAGTAACAGTTACATCTGCAGGAACTTCATTTACAGTACCAGGAGATTGGTCTAGTGTTACAGTACATATAGGTTATCTCTATGAATATAACGTAAAGTTCCCTAGAATATATGTAGGACAACAAGCAGGTCAACAGTTTAGATCTGATATTAACTCTTCATTAGTAGTACATAGATTGAAATTAGCCTTTGGTAAAATAGGTTTATATGCTACTACATTAGAAAGAGTAGGTAAATCAGATTATACTGAGGTATATGAATCTACTACTATGGATGAATACGATGTAGCAGATGCACCATATTTAAAAGAACATGTGCAAACTGTTCCAGTATATGAGAAGAATAGTAATGTAGATATAACTGTTAAATCATCTCACCCAGCTCCTGCTACCTTAAGATCAATGTCTTGGGAAGGAGACTATTCACCTAAATATTATAGACGTGTCTAAATACATTCACCCAATTACACTGGAGGCTGCCTTAGAGGTGGCCTCTAACTTACGCCCAGAAGACCGTAGAGAGGTCGAAGAAGGCCACGGGAATGATCCTATAGATTATGCCCATTGGATAGCTGCAGAGGCTACTGCGGTGTGGTTTGAAGTGCCTAACGGCAAGACTGCTGGTATGGCTGGAGTCGGACCACAAGGAGAAGTCTGGATGCTATGTACACCTGCAATCCATGATTACCCGATTACATTTGCTAGAGAATCTAAACGGTTCATTGAAGGTCGGTCTGAACCCTTACTCTGGAATGTAGTTGACTGTCGTAATACTATTCACCTAAAACTATTAAAATTTTTGGGCTTTAAATTTTTGCGAAAAATTCCTTTCGGCCCAAACAAATTACCCTTTATTGAATTTTGCCGTGTGTCAAGATCCTAACGCTGGAGCGAGAGCCGCTGCCAAAGAGCGTAATAATCAAAAGATAGCTAACTATAAATCTAATGCTGTAAAGTATTGGAATAAAGAAGCTGTCTACGATAAAAATAGAAAATTCATCAACGGTATGGGGAGATCCAGAGCAATCGGAGATTTCCAAACTAAAATGGCTTTAGCTCAAGGTCAATCATTTCTAGGTAAAGAACAAATAACAAGAGATTATCTACAAAAATCACATGTAGATGAAGGAGGTGGTTCTAGAACTGCAGGTAGAAATAAATTATTAAATATGCTATCTAAAAAATCAGCTATAGAAACTAAGATGAATAAGATGGCAAGTATTGGTGAAGCCTCTTTCTTAACTAAATTAGATAGAAAAACTGATTCTCTACTTGCTCAGAATAAAGCTAAATTAGGTTTACCTCCTGAGTTTGGACCTCCTACTATGATGCCTCCAAGAGATACATTTGGTATGATAGTGAGTGGCTTACAGACTGGATTAGGTATAGCCACCAGCGTAGCTGCTCTTTCTGACTTACGATTAAAACGTGATGTAGATATTGTAGGTACTTCTCCTGAAGGTTATAAAATATATGAGTACTCTTATGTTGGTAATCCTATCAAACGTTTCCGTGGAGCTATGGCTCAAGATGTTATGAAGAAAAATCCTATGGCTGTTCATGTTAATCCTCGTGGATTCTTCCTTGTTGATTATAATGAAATTGATATAGACTTCGAGGAGGTGAACTAATGGAACAAGATTATACACAAGGTTTATCAGAGACTAATTATTTAGAATTAAAAAGTGATCCTGCAGAAGCTACTAATGCTGCTATTGAAGAATATCAAAAAGCTTTAAATAGTGAATTTGCTGCTCGTATTCAAGAAGCAAGTCGTGCAGCGACAGAGAGATCTAAGAGATTCAAACAAGTTTCTGAATTACTTGGTACTGCTGTTAAATTTAAACAGCAAGTAGATGAATATAAAGATGTAAATTCTCAAATAGAAGCTCAAGGTTTAGATAAAGAATCACTTAAAGAAGCAGAAGAAGCACTTAAAAAACAAAAAGCACTTGAGTTGAAAGATCAAAAGGAAATAGATAAAATAGATGGTGATGTACAAAGTCAAAAAGATAATACATTAGATGATGCTACAAGTACTGCAGCTGAAAAAAATGCTGCTATTAATATTACAACAGAGGGAGAATTTAAAGAGGCAGCAGTTAATAATCTTCATGCTTTAAAAGAAAAAAGTGTAGGATTAATACAAACACAAAAAGATCACAGAGAAACAACTTTATCTTTTATAGTAAATTTACCTGAAGAAAAGAAAAAAGAATATTATGTCGATGGAAAATTCGTAGGTATATCTTATATAGATGCTATTAAGAATGAAGATTGGGAATTAGCAAGGAAACTTAAAAACCATCATAATGCAACTAACTTTATAATGAGTGGTTATAAAGGTAGATCTCGTGAAGAGATGTTAAAATTAGCACAAACCTATCAAAAAGAGTGGAAGCTGATAAGAGATACGCAGATTCGTATTAAACAAAATGAAGACGAAAAGTTATATAAAGAAACTCAGATTCATAATACAAATATAGGTGTTAAAGAAAATGGTATAGAATATGTTATGGGTACAAAAGAGAACCCTAATTCTGGATTCCTAGCTCGACATTCGAAAGAACCAGAAACTATGGGAACTGCTGTAAATAAATTAGTAGATCGTTTAACCAAAGGAGTAGAAGATTCAACTATAAGTTCTTCTGATATAAAAGCATTAAGAGAGGGAGAATTTGTACCTAAAGGTGGTGGTAAACCAGTTAAATTAGCAGATTCTAATAATAAAGAATTTAAAAGATTAGATGCCGAACTCGCTAAACTAGAAAGAAAATCATCAAAGGAAGAGATAGAAATAAAAGAAGAAGAAAAGCAAATAAAACTCAATCAAAGAGTTGCAGAGTTAGAGAAAATATCGTCAACCTTACCAGAACATGAACTACAAACTAAAGTAGCTCAAATTGCAACAGAACTAAACATACCTTGGTCTGATAAAAGATTAGATCCTTTAAAAAATCTAATGACTGGTGACGATCAAAACGATCTTGATGTGATGCAGTCGATGAGACAAGATATGAAGAATAATTTACCACTTGGTAATTGGGAGAAGAGACTGAGACAGATTAAAGATAAAGAAGTAAGAGACGAGTTTACAGAAGAAGTTAAAGAATATACAGATAATGGTGCTAAAGATAAGCAAGTTAGCGATTTTAGACGAGATATAGGTCCATTAGTAGGTGAAATATTACAAGAACAAGGTAAAACCCCAGGTACTCGTAGTGATACTTATAACACCACTATGGATAATCTAGAGGCAGAGTATAAGATTGCATATAGAAAACATGCTAAAATAGCAGAATCAGATAAAGAAGCTGAACTATTAGCTTTAGATGAACTTAGAACTAAGTATAAGGCAAGTCCTGAATCATATAGTAAGTTTAGAGGACCGAAAATTGATACAGATTATGTAGGTGATATAGAAGTTGCTACAGCTTATATAGGGAAAGATAAGGAAGTAGCATTAAATAGTAAAGAGTTTTATCCTGGAGAAGAGAAGTATCTAAAACAAGAAGCTAAGAATCTAGAAGGTAAAGGAGAAATAACTGGTTATTATCTTCAATTACAAAAACATTACCCACATCTTTCAAGGAGAGAATTAGTACAAAAAAGATTGGCTGCTACTCAAGGTAATGAAGGAAAAGAAGTTGACTTTAAGTTACCAGAAAGAGATCTACCGGATACAGACGATCAAAAAGCATTACTAGATAGTAATAAAGTTTCACCTAGTAGAACATTAAAGGTATTAACTAAAGAAGAGAACTATGCTAAAGTTTTAGCTATGACTAAGAAAGGTGGTGCTTTAGCTAGTACAAATAGATTAGTATTACCAGGAGGCCAAGGTCTTAATCCTTTAGCAAAAACACCTTTACAAAGGAGAGGTATTAATAAACCACTCGATCAGTTAACTTTAAATGAAATAAATGAGTTAGTAACTAATGATTATTGGGGAGATGCTGAATTCGGTCTTTATGGTATTAAAGGTAAGGAATTAAAACTACTTTTAGAAACTGTAGATCCAGAAGATAGAGACCGTGTATTCGATGAAGATTTTCAAAATGAGTTATTAGTACGTACTTTAAGAATGAAAGCAGCTGATAGGTTTTCTTTAAGTAGTAACACAGAACAAAAAATGAAGTTTTCAAGTCTACGTGATCGAGATCATTTCAAAAAGATTGTAGAGATGTTACCTGATGACCAAGAGAAGGAATTTTTTAATTCACCATTTAATCAATTAGACGCTCTTTTACCAGGAGTACAAACAGAAGTTACTAATAAGTTACCAGGATGGTTCCCATTAAATCCACTTGGAACACTTCAAAGAAACGTTGAAAAGCGTTTTGAAAGCAATGCTGAAGCCTTCCAAGAAAGGAAAAGACAAGTTCTAGAAGAACGGAAGAGAAAGAGAGAAGAAGATGCATTGTATGAAATTGACAATTAATTACTAAGGTAATATGGACCCAGAAATAGAAATTGATCTTCCCGAAGCAGATATTGATCCTCTTATTCAAGAGGATTTACAAGATTTTTCAGATCTTCTAGAAGTTGATGCTGCTCAAGAAGCAACACAAGTTCAAGAACAAGAGCAAATACGATCTGACAAACAAGAAGCTGCTGAATTAGAAGATCCAAGAGAAAAGGGGATGTGGAATGCTAAGGCAATTATCAGAGAAGGTCAATCCATACTAACTGGTGGCATTCAAGATACCGCTTCCTCTATAGCTACGTTCCCAGAACGTACAGCTGATGTCTTATCAGGTGAAAGACAACAAGAGATCAGAGAAACAGGTGAGTATACACCAGAATGGGATCCTTTTCAATCTTATTCAAATCCAATTATAACCAGAACTTGGTGGGGTAAAATAGCTAGAGGTGTAGTGCATTTCGGTACAATGGCTGCAGGTATCGTAGCTGCTGTTAAAGCCTCACCTGTTACAATCCCAGCTGCTCTCAAGGGTGTAAAAGGTTATAGTCTTATAAGAGCTGCTGGTATAGGTGCAACATCTGATTTAATATCTCAAGAATCAGATGGACATAACGCATTAGGTATGTTAAGAGACCGTTATGGTTTTATTGATACCCCAATAAGTACACGAGATACTGACCACCCTATAATGATGAAATTAAAAAACATCACCGAAGGTATGGGTATAGGTTTAGTATTTGACGGTGCCTTCATGCTATTAGGTAAAGGTTCTAAGAAAGCACGAACTTTCGTTAATAATAGAGGAGAAAGTGTAGATCTTAATACCCTTAGAAAAGGTATTCAAGAGGTTAGACGTAATGAATTTGGATTCCGTGGTAGTAAAAATAAACCACAGGCAGAACCATGGCAAGGAGCACACTTATCTGAAGATGATCCATTCGTTGTATGGGAGAATCAAAAAAGAGTCCATAAAGAATGGGGTGCGGAAGATGGTTCAGCTGGTAATCTGATTACTAATATACAGAAAGAACGTATAGCTAGAGAAGCTAATATAGATCCTAGCTTAGTAGAGGAAACATTACAGAAACTATTAAGTAGTCAAAGATACCAACAAGTATTAAAACAAGTTGGAGGTAGTAGAAAAAGACTAGTTGAAGTCTTTGGTGACTCTATCGCAGCTCATCAACGCATTACTCAAGGAAGAAATGCAGCTGAAATGTCAGCAGATGAGTATCTACAAGAGATATTTGAGTCCTCTGATATTTTCGATGCTGGTACTCCAGATCAAATAGCTACTATTACTAGTAAAAATGTAGTTGTAACGGACTTAGTAGTAGGTACTTTACTGCAACAATTAAGGGATTTAGGTATAGCAGGTAGAGAAATATCTGATTTTGCTGATCTTACAGATATAGATGCACCAGCAGATCAGATATTAGATACTATATTAACAGCTTTGACTGAAACTAAGAGAGCTAGAATTGTTAAATCACAGAATTTCAGAGAATTAGGCGCAGGAAAACAACGTTATTTAGAAGAAACTCTCTCTGCAGACATGAAAGATACGAGAGAATCTATTCAATCTATCTTAAAAATAGCAGGTGATGCTGAAAAAGAAGGGGATGGAGACCTATTAATGGCTCTATTTGAAGCTTTCTCATCTATGAAGACAGTTAATTCTATTGATGACTTCGATGCTTGGGCTAGAAAGATGATTAAAGGTGGTGAAATTGAAGGTAAACCACAGACTGGAGCACTTATAAGAGAACTTCAAGGTATGATGATCCATAGTATCCTCAGTGGCCCTAAGACAGCCATAAGAGCTATGATGGGTACTGCCAGTGCAACCTTCCTTAGACCCATCTCACAGACGATTGGAGCTACCTTACGACTACCATTTACTGGTGATACTGTTACTTTAAGAGCAGGGTTAGCACAGTTAAATGCAATGGTACAATCTATTCCAGAATCATTTGATTTATTTAAAACTAGATTGAATTCATATTGGAGTGGTGATATAGCTACAGTTAAAACAAGATTTGCTGAATATACTAGAGGTGATGATAACTGGGAAGTACTTAGAAGATGGGTTGAAAGCCCTGAATCAGGTGCTACTGTAGGAGATAGAGTTTGGTTTAACTTAGCTAATATGGCTAGAAGTTTAAACAACAATAGATTCTTAACATATTCTACAAAACTTATGGCAGCAACTGATGATAGTTTTTCTTATATCTTAGGTAGAGCTAAGATGAGAGAAAAAGCTATGAGATCAGCTATGGATGCCGCAGATAATGGCAGTTTAAAAGCTTATACTGAAATTACTCCTGAGTTAATTAGAGTATACGAAGAAGATTTCTATCGTCAAATATTTGATGGACAAGGTAATATTATAGATGATGCTACTAAATATGCTAAGAAAGAAGTAACACTAACCAAAGAATTAACAGGATTTGCTGGCGGTTTAAACCAAGTCTTTCAGGCTAACCCTTGGGCAAAACCTTTCTTTCTCTTTGCAAGGACGGGTGTTAATGGTTTAGAATTAACTGCTAAACATACTCCTGGTTTAAACTTCTTAGTAAAAGAATTTAATGATATAGCAAAAACCACAGCTGATAATCTAGAGGATGTAGCTAAATACGGTATTAAATCAGCCGAAGAATTAGCTAATGCTAAGGCATTACAAACAGGTAGATTAGCTATGGGTAGTGCTCTGATCTTTATGGCAGGTCAAGCATGGATGAGAGGTGACATAACAGGTAATGGACCTATTGATAGACAGAAACGACAAGTATGGATAGATGGTGGTTATAAACCAAGAACTATTTATCTAGGAGATGTTGGATTTAGTTATGATTCTATCGAACCGTTCAACCAAATTTTCTCTCTTGTTGCTGATATTGGTGATGCAAGTCAATTGATGGGTGAGGAATGGACAGAAGATAATTTATTAAAAGTATCTTTACTTCTAGCTCAAGGTATAACAAGTAAAACCTACTTAGCTGGTATGCAACAATTCGTCGATTTAGCTGCAGGTAAACCTGGACAAATTAATAGAATTGCAGCTGGATTAACTAATAATATAGTACCTCTAGCTGGTATCAGAAATGAATTAGGTAAAATATTTACACCATATACTCGTGAACTAAGTTCAGGTATACAAGATGCTATTAGAAATAGAAACTTAATTACTGAACATATCGCTCAAAGAGAATTACCTATTAAATATGATATTTTAAATGGTAAACCTATTAAAGATTGGGATCCAATAACAAGGATGTGGAATGCTGCATCACCTATCTCATTCAATTTATCTCATAGCCCTGGTAGAAAACTTCTATTTGAAAGTGGATATGATTTAAGAACCTCAGTTTATTTCTCACCAGCACCATCCTCTTTAGATTTATCTGACCATCCAGAACTAAGATCTGCTTTCCAAAAGGCACTAGGAGATCAGAATCTAGAATTAGAATTAAATAAACTAGCTAGAAATCCTAAAATCTTAGAATCTATAGAAGAAATGAATAGAGATATTAAAATGGGTAATAGAGCTTTATATGAATCTAAAGATTATTACCATAATTATATGATAGGTAAATTGTTTGATAATGCAAGAAGAATAGCTTGGGCTAAAGTAGAACAAGAAAATGCAGAGATCTTACAAGAACTAAAACAAGAAAAACAAGCAAAGAAGAGCCGCCGTTATATTAAAGGTAAGACATCGGCTGGCATCGAACCCATTCTTTCAATATATAGATAACAAATGGCAACAACACAAACGTCAAAAGAATATGTAGGGACTGGGGATGGTGTAAACGGAACCGATCTTACTTGGACTTATACTTTCCAATCCTACCAAAAAGAAGACATAAAAGTTAAAGTTACTGACGCTAATGCAAACTTTGTAGATGTAACTAACTTTACAATAGATGACTGGACAGCTGCAGGCGGTACTATAACATTTAATAATACAGGTGTTAATAGTAATGTCTGTGAATCTACGGGTGCTCCTAAGAGTAATAGGACTATTCGTATATATCGTGAAACAGATATAACAAGTGGAGTAGTAGGAGTACATGATCCTAAAGCTACTTATACAGCTGGATCTTCTATTAAAGCAGATGATCTCAATAATAACCAAAAGCAAGTCTTATATGCTATACATGAGTTAAGAGATCAAGAGAGAATAACAGTTAATGTTAGAAATTCTGCTATAACTGGAACTAAGATAAAAGATGACGAGATAGATTCTCAACACTATGCAGCAGGTTCTATTGATTTAGAACACATGTCTGCAAACTCTGTGGACAGTGATCAGTATGTAGATGGATCAATAGATCTAATTCACATGTCTGCAAACTCAGTTGACAGTGATCAATATGTAGATGGATCAGTTGATCTAGTTCACCTATCTGCTAACTCAGTTGACTCTTCTAAAATAGTAGATGGGTCTATTGTTAATGCTGATGTTAATGCCTCTGCAGCAATAGCACAGTCTAAATTAAATATCGCTAATGCTACAACCTCTGCAGCAGGTTATCAATCAGCAGCAGATAAAACGAAGTTAGATGGTATAGAAGCCAGTGCTGATGTAACTGATGCTACTAATGTCAATGCAGCTGGTGCTGTAATGAACTCTGACCTTGATGTTAAAGGTGAGATATTAGTAGGTGATGGGTCTGGTGATCCTACAGCTTTAAGTGTAGGTACTAACGACTATGTATTAACAGCTGATAGTTCTACAGCTACTGGTGTTGCTTGGAAGGCAGCTAGTGATGCTGCAGCTATTACTATTCAAGATGAAGGTGGTTCTTTATCTACAGCAGCTGAGATTATTAACTTTGTAGGTGCTGGAGTAACAGCTAGTGGTACTGGAACAACTAAAACTATTACCATTTCTGGTAGTGGTGGCTCACCTATTACAACTGATTATCAATACTTAGAACTTAAAGCACATAACAATGCTAGTGGAGCATTCTCTGCAGGTGCAGCTGATTATGAATTAGTTACTAAAGGTACAACAACTGCTGTGTCTCCTGACCAAGCAGCTGCAATGCTTATTAGTATAGCTGGTGTCTTACAGGAACCTAACACTG